AAGCGCAATTAGCTGACGCAAGAGAAAATTCATTTCGCCAGCAAACACAGATGGCGGTTGCAAACCAGCAAGCGCAGGCACAAAGCAACAATAATGACGCACCAATTTTAGAGCGTTTTGCGGCTGATCGTGCGGCAAACACTGGTCTAGCAAATGTTGCACAGTCACAGTTTTTGAACCTACCGGCATCACAGGGCGGTCAAATTGATCTGCGCACTGGCTTGCCTGTGAATTCACAAACTTCACAAACCGCACCAGTTGTTATGGGTGGCGGTACTGACGATATGGGTTCTGGCAATCCTATAACTGATCTAACGGTAGCTGGCAGGCCGGATGTCTATAAAGACAAAGTTATTCGTGATGCTGGTGATGATGCAATGGCGCAGGCTGATGGCTTTGCTAACGCCGAAGAACGTGACTTTTATATGAGTCTGGCTGGCAACGCGCGTCAGGGCAACGACTATCTGGAAGAAGTGCGTCGGCTCGATGATCGCGGCTATTTAGGCAACCAAATAGCGGCTGGCATTGGAGCCGGAGGCGTTCCTGTTCTTAACCAGAACGGTGAGATTATGGGCGTTAATACGACCCGCGACTTTATGGGCTTTCCGGTCACGACCTATACCGGCAGACCGGAGTTTGCACCAAATGCAGATGATGCAAATCGCAATAATAATGATGACCCGATTGTGGCTTTACAGCAAAACCCGCTAACAGGCACAGAACAATGTCCTGACGGCTATGATTTTGATGAAGATTTGCAAGCTTGCAAAATGAAATCAGAGCGCAAAACAGGCACGCGGGATACTAGCGGCGAACGTTATTATCGTGCGACATCGCTAGACAATGCGCCAGCTAATGTGCCAGCCGGTTTTGACTTCGCGGCGGCTAACAGAAACTTTGTTAATAGCTTTGCCTATAACCCGCTTAACTATCGCAAGCCGATGGGCTTGGATGGTTTTAGCAAAGTGTCAGGCTTGCTGTAATGCGCGAAGGCAAGCTGAACGAAGATCGCGACCGTGGCGCGCAGGCTGAACGCTTATTGCGTGACCCGCTTTTGGTCGAAGCATTTGACGTATTAGAAAACGAATTTATGCAAGCGTGGCGTCAATCCGCAGTCGCGGATACTGAAGCGCGTGAGCGTATCTATAATCTGTGTCAGGCGTTGGAAGGCGTCAAAGCGCATCTGAAAACCGTTGTCGATACCGGCAAACTGGCACAGGCGAATTTGGATCAACATAACAAATAGGTGATTTTATGGCTGACAATTCCACACCGGAAACCAGCAATTATTCTTTGAATGACGCGGCTTCGCTTTTGATGGATTCTGTAACAGAAAAACCAGACGAGCAACTTGCCGCAGAACAGCCAGCCGATGCTGATGTTCAACCCTCTGATGATGATTATGAAGATTTTGATGCCGAAGATTCGGAAGATGAAACCGAAGCTGAAGCCGAAGAATCTGAATATGAAGATGATGGGGAAGATGCCTTTGACGAAGATGAAGATGATGCAGATGACGAGCAACCTGTATTCCACACCGTGAAAGTTGACGGTCAAGAAATAGAGGTCACGCTTGACGAAGCATTAGCCGGATATCAGAGACAAAGTGCGTTCACAAAACGCATGCAAAATCTTGCAGAAGAACGCAAATCGATTGAAGCCGAAGCGGCTGAAACGAAGCAAATGCGGGATCAGTATGCGATTGGCTTAAACCAGTTGAGTGAAATGCTACAAGCCAGCGCCGGTCAAGAGCCGGATTGGAATAGCCTCAAGCAACAGTTAGAACCAATGGAATATGCCGATGCAGTTCGGTTGCACAATGAGCGAAAAGAACATCTGCGAAATGTGCAAGTTGAACAGCAACGCATTGCCAAAGAGCAAAGCGCGGAACAGCAACATCGCTATCAGGCTCATTTAGCTAATGAGGCAGAGCGAATGCTGGACGTAATACCGGCTTGGCGTGATGAAAAGGTTCGTGATAGCGAACGTCAAAAGGTCATCGCATACGCCAAAACGATTGGCTACACGGAAGAAGAAGTCAAGCAGGCTTCGGATCATCGTGCGGTCAAAGCTTTGTATGATTCATGGCGGCTTAGTCAGTTAGATGAAAAAGCCACCACAGCTAAAAAGCGGGTGCGTAAAGCACCGAAGATGGCAAAAGCGGGCGCTCCAAAAACTAAAGGTGAAAGCCAGAGCAGACGCCAGCGCGAGTTGCGCAAACGTCTGGATAAAGAACGCAGTATTGAATCTGCGGTTAATCTCTTACTTGGTTAAACTCAAAGGAGGCCATAATGGCTACAGCAACCACCGCAACCGCCGTCGGCGAACGCGAAACACTTGCGGACATCATCTATAAGATTGATTCCGACGAAACCCCAATCTTTACCGCCGCTAACAAAGAAACTAGCAACGGTATTTACACTGAATGGCAAGTTCAGGAGCTTTCTGCCGCGGGACAAAATTCCGTATCGGAAGGAGCTGATATGTCGGATACTGGCGTAACAGCCACAGTCCGCATGGGTAACTATCATCAAATCTCACAAAAAGGGTATTTGATTTCTAAAACTTTGGATAGCGTGTCAAAAGCAGGCCGCGATTCTGAAGTTGCTTATCAAAAGGTACTAAAAGGACTTGAGCTTCGTCGCGATATTGAAAAAATCGTTGGCGACCTTAACGTTGCAAAATCTGCATCAGAGCCGCGCAAATCTGCGACTTTGATCACATGGATCACTAACGGCGACGCATCACCATCAGACATCAGCTTTGCAACCGGCGACGGTTCTGACGTTGCTGATCTGACAGGTACAGAAGCCGCTTTGACTCTTGCCAAAATTGACAATGCTATGACTCAGGCATGGCAGGACGGTGGCAACCCACGCATGCTTGTGTGTGATGCTACTAACCGCGCCAACATCTCTGATCTGGCACAAGCTGGCACGAATATGGTCACAAATCAGGTGAATGCGACAGCATCAAAACTGCCGCAATTCACAGGTGCCGTGTCAGTCTACATGACTGACTTCGGATCGCTTGACATTACGCCATCGCGCTTTATGTCTGACGACAAGCTGTTCCTGATCGATCCTGATTATGTGTGCATCAGCACACTGAATGGTCGCAACTTCGCTGAAAACGAAATTGCCGCTACAGGTGACGCAGAAAAGCGCCAGATCGTTTGTGAATGGTCACTGAAGGTCAAAGCACCTAAAGCGCATGCCGCAGTTATCGGACTGTCAGGTGCTTAAATAGCACTTTAATAAATATCGAAAAGAGGCGGCTTCGGTCGCCTTTTTTTATTGCAAAATTGAGGTTTTAAGATGGGCAAAAGAATTGTTTCGCAAAATGCGGAATCAGGCAAAACGACTTATCTGCACGATGTCAACGATGGCAAGATGATTATTGAGTCACAGCAAAATGTTGATGGCCTGATCGAAGCTAATAAGCGGCAAGCAAACGATTGGGAGTATGGCAAGCTAATTGGCAACACCCAAGCGCATCATCAGAAAGTCGCTGAAATCCCATCGATCATCTACATGCAGTTGCGTGAAAAGTATGGCGACATGCGTGACAATCCGAAGGCATGGAAGCGTTGGTTAAACGATCCAGAAAACCGGTTTTTTAGAACAAGTGGTGGACGCCTATGAGCATCTCAACATATGCAGAATTGCAAACGGCTGTGGCTAACTTCTTGGCGCGTAGTGACCTAACGGCACAGATTCCAGACTTTATTGCTTTGGCTGAAGGTCGTCTGTCGCGCGAGTTAGAAACACGTTCACAGGAAAAGCGTGCAATAGCTACGCTTACAACTGGCGATGAGTTTATCGCTTTGCCATCCGATATGAGAGAAATCCGCGAAGTAAAATTAAACACAAGCCCGATTACTGTGCTTGAATATAAAAGCCCGACCGCGCTTGATACAGATTATGCAACCGGATCAAGTGGCAAGCCGCAAGCATATTCGATCATTGGTGCAGAGTTAAAAATGCGGCCTGTGCCGGATGACACTTACACTGCCGAAATCGTTTATATTGGAAGCCTAACTGCGCTTTCAGACAGCAACGTCACAAACAATGTTCTGTCCCGCCATCCAGACGCTTATCTGGCTGGGGCGCTATCAGAAGCATACACATATTTAATGGATGAACAGCGTGCGCAAATTTACGACACGAAGTTTACCAGAGCGATTGCCGAAATCCAGAAAGACGAACAGCGCGCACATTACGGCACAGGCACGCTTCAAATGCAGTCAATTTATCAACGCCAAAATGCAAGCGCGTAGGAGCATATCATGTCAGCAATGTCAGACTATCTTGAATTAAAATTCTTGGATCACTTCACTGGTCGCGCGGCAACATCTGCGCCATCTGCCGTCTATGTCGGTCTGTCAACAGGATCGATGGCTGATGACAACAGTGGCACCGAACTATCGGGCAATAACTATTCACGCAAAGCTGTGACCTTTGCCGCCGCATCAGGCGGTTCAATATCAAGCAATGCCGCAGTCGAATTTGACGCCGCATCAGGCTCATGGGGTACGATTTCGCATTGGGCTATATACGATGCTTCAACGTCAGGCAATCAGCTTTTTCACGGTAGCTTTTCGCAAAGTAAAGCAATCGGTTCGGGCGACATTCTTAAAATAGCAAGCGGCTCACTGACCATCACAGCCGCTTAGAGGGCTAATCAATGGCATTGGGTATTCCGAATCTTGACCAGATTACAACAGCGCTTGATAGCATTGTTGGAAGTCTTGACACCGATGCTGATCTGCACAAAGTCGAATGGTCAAACCCTACGCTTGACCAGCTTGATAGTTGGGGAACGCTTGAACAGCTAGACAGTTATGGCAACTTAGACGCGCTGACTTCACTAGCCGTTTTGCAGGCATCCGCAACGGCGGCAACGTCTGCATCGGCAACGGCTGAACTGGTTTTTGCAATCGAAGTCGAAGCAACAGTTTCGACATCGGCAACAGCCACAGCAACGCCGACTCGCATCGTTCAGATGGCGGCATCGGTTGCTTCGGTTGGCTCAGTGAGCGCCACAGCCACAGCGATCAAGATACCGGTCGCTAGTGCTTCGGTAACAGCTACGGCAACAGCGTCAGCGATACCAGTTCGCCAGCTAGTAGCAAGCGCCAGCACATCGGCAAGCGTTTCGGCTTCGGC